GGGTAATCGTTCTATATTAGCTAATCCACATTTGCCGGATGTAAGAGATAGAATAAACAAAGTTGTTAAGAAGAGAGAGATGTTTAGACCATTTGCTCCATCTGTAACATTTGAAGATTATCAATTGTATTTTGATTCAGAGGGAGAAGTTCCATATATGAATCAAGTTGTTAAAGTAACAGGATATAAAGATATTCCATCTGTAACTCATGTTGACCGTTCAGCAAGAATACAAACAGTTAGGGAAGAACAAAATCCATTATACTATAAGTTGTTAAAAGAATTTGAAAAAGTAAGTGGAACTCCTATTTTATTAAACACATCATTCAATCTAAAAGGTCACACTACAACAAATGACCCTAAAAAGGCAATGTGGACATTTTTAAATTGTGATATGGATTACCTTATAATGGGTAATTATTTGATTAGTAAATAATTATTAGTAAAAGAATATAATATGGCATCCGAATTTCAGTTATTTGATGGTAAAAATTTATCATCGTTATTTAAAGATATTTACGAAAATCAACAAACAAAAAAGAAGAATATATCTGATATGATTGAATCTCTTCGTAAGTTGATTAGAAATGTAGGAGAAGCTACTGTATTAGCCCCTATTATTAGAGATTTAATCGATTCATCAATCAAAAATGATGACCATTTGATTAAATTAGCAACTATTGCACAAAGATTAGCACAGGCAGAAGCAAAGGGTATTGGGGAAGATGGTTGGTTAAGTGAGACTGAAAAAGCTCAATTATTAACTGAGTTAGAAGATACTGTTAATGAAATTGACAAAAAGAATGATGAAAAGTTATTAGATATTCAAGTTGAAATAGAAGATATAAAAACTAAATTATAATGGAAACATTTTTAGCAACGGTAGATATAGTTTATCCAACAAATAAAGAATTTGATGCATATACTAAAAAAGATGGTTCAATAGATGATACGGTTTCTGTTTATAATGATAATACTAATTTTACCAAAGAAGATGGTAGATTATATGGTGCAATAACATATAATTTTGAAGATAGTAATCAAAAAAATAATTATGCAAAACCATTTGATAGAAATAACTTTACATTTCCAATTAAAGGAGAGACTGTTGTAATTTTAAAAATGTTTCAACCATATTCACAAACATTCTGGTTACCATATACAAACACACCATATCCAAATTATAGAAAAGATTATATAACCGATAATAATATTGTAAAAGATAGTAGTCCTAATACAGGAGGTGATGTTGACCGTAAAAAAGCAGAAGCAATTAATGGTACTACAACTCCACCTATTACAAAAAAAGATGATATAGGATATAAAATAAATGAAAAAATTAAATTTTTAAAACCAAATCAAGGTGATACAATTTTAAGTGGAAGAGTTGGAAATACAATTCGTTTATCCGAATTATTTTTATCATCAGATGGTAAACCTTATCCTGGAATATTCATTAGAAATAAACAAAATCCAGAATTAGATAGTAAAAAGATTGGTGAAACTGTTGATGAAGATATAAACAAAGATGGAACATCTGTTTACTTTGTATCTGGTAAAACAAAAGTTCCATTTAAAGAAACTATTGGCAAATCAAAGAAAGCATTTTCTGGTTATCCATCGGATTTTAGTGGAGACCAATTATTTGTAAATTCGGATAGAATTATATTATCCGCAAAAGCAAAAGAATTTATTATATTTGGAAAAGGTAATACGGGTATTATAACAGATGGTTCATTTTCAGTAGATGCTAAAAATCCAATTCATTTACTTTCATCTAGTAATGTTACAATTCAATCAGAAGGTGGTAATCAAATATTTTTAAATTCAAATAGTGGTAAAATATTTTTAGGTAAAAATAGTGGTGCCGGAGATGCGGGTGCATCAGTACAAAAAATGGTATTAGGTGGTGAGTTAGTTAAAATAATGCAAGAACTAATAGACGCAATTTTAAATCAAGTATATTGGACTCCATCAGGTCCATCTAACTATGGTATGCCAAATGGTCCGGTAGACCCTTCAGAATTTACTTCTATAAAACAAAAATTAAATACTTTATTATCTTCTACCAATTTTTTAAGTAAATAAATGGGTATAGCAGCTAAACTTGGTAATTTTTCCAAAAATATACTAATTGGTGGGGCAACTACTGATTCTTGGACTGAATTCTATTTAGCTATGGCGTTGGATATGGAGCAAGCGATGGTTGTAAAAAGATTAACTAAATCTGGTGCTAATGTTGCTATATCAAAAAACTTTGATGAAGATTCGGCAAACTTTATTAAAAATAGTGTTGATAATACATTATTTGCATATTTACTAACAAATGAATATGATAAAGTTATAAGAGGTGGTAAAACTATAATAGGTGGTATGCCGATTGGTTTAGGAAACAAACCACTTATGTTTCAAACTTTATTAACAATATTAAAAGCACAATCTGTAAGAAAAGATGGTGATTTATTAAGAGATATTGGTCCTGCTATATTAGCATATTGGACACCTGCGTTTACAACATTAATTGATACCCCAACAATCCCATGTATAGGAACTGTAAAAAATATACAAACTGTACTTGGTATAAACGTATTTCCTGGAGTTTGGACACCTATAATGATTCCCGCAATGGGTACAGTTCAACCGTGGTTATTAAGTTTTATTGCAAGTGCATCTTTGCACTTATTAACTGTTAGTGGTATAATAACGTGTATATCACAATACCCACCCCCCGCTCCACCAGCTCCTGCTGTCTTACCATATGTTGGTTATTTTGTAAAACCGGTATCCGTTGTAAAGGGTAAAAACTTAGGGGATACATTGAAAAAATCATTAAAAGATAATTTAAAAGGATTAATTGATATTGCAACATCTCCACAAACGGCCGTACTTTTAGGAACTGAAGTAGTAGCTGCTTTAATAGATGCAGGAATTACAGGAGAAGGTGCAACTATAAGTGATGTTGTTGCAACAACTGTAACCGATGTGGCAGGTGGATTGGTTGAAGGTGGTAAATTAGATTCTGCCGCAATAAAACAAAATATAAAAGATTCTTTAACCGCTACATCCGATACTCTATCTAATATTATTGCTCAAAGACCACCTGCACCTACTACCATAAAATCAATTGGGGGATAAATTTGAACTTATTATATTTATTAACATAACGAATACATTTTTATTATGAAATCAGACATTTTATTATCACTTATTAAAGAAGTGGTTAAGAATGAAGTTAAGACACAGGTTAGACAGCAAGTTATTTCCGAAATAACTAAGTTAGTTAAATCCGGTGCAGTTACATTAAATTCTAACAGAAAACCACAAGCTCCTACATTAAAGGAGGCAATTGGAACTACAGACCCATTTGCTGCGGCAAGTGCTGCTTTACAAAAGAGTAGAGTATCTGTACCACAACAACAAAGAGTTCAACAACCACAAAAAGAATATACAAAGAATTCCGCATTAAACGAAATTCTTAATATGACAACTCCATTTACATCTGCACAAAGAGCAGAAGGTGGTGGTAGTGGTGGTAGTGTATTAGATATGTTACAACCACAAATGAGTGTTGAAGAAGATGGTTGGGAAACTATGGATTATAGAGAGTCCGGTGTTCCACAAAATATGCCACAACAATTAGAATCAACTGGAGATGCTTTGCAAGATGCAACTATGAAAGCATTGACAAGAGATTATTCTGAATTAGTAAAAAGATTTAAATAATGGCTTTAGAACTAGGTAAAGTAAAAGTACAAGATTTAACGGAAAATGATTATAAAATAATAGGAATTGGAATTAATAGAAGTTCCAATTCCAATGGAGTATTTCCTGTCAACTATACAACTTTAACTCAGGCAAAAGATAATTTAAAAAATTTAATTCTTACACATAAAGGTGAAAGAATAATGAATCCGGAATTTGGATGTGATATTTGGAGATTACTATTTGAACCAATTATTGAAGGTGAAATTGATTCAAAAATAGAAAATACAATATTAGATGCAGTATCCATCTGGTTACCGTATTTGAATATAGACCAAATAATTTTTGATTACGATAGTAATGATATAGATAACCATACGATTGGGTTGGATATTAAGTTTTCATTAGCATCAAACCCAAATTTAGGTGATTCAGTACAAATAAATGTAAATAATTAATAATGGCAATTAAACCGATAGATAAGAATTGGGGAAACGATAATAAAAAGATAAATTATCTTGGTAAAGATTTTGCTACCTTAAAGCAAAACCTCATAGATTATACTAAAACTTATTTTCCAAATACCTATTCCGATTTTAATGAAGCATCACCTGGTATGGTATTTGTTGAGCAAGCAGCTGCCATTGGTGATATTTTATCTTTCTATCAAGATGTTCAATTAAAAGAATCAATGTTGGCGTATGCTACTGAACGTAAAAACGTTATAGCACTAGCACAAGCAATGGGTTATAAACCAAAGGTAACAACACCTGCGGTAACTACAATGACAGTTTATCAATTGATACCATCCGTTGGAGTTGGAGCTGCAAGCGTACCGGATAGTAAATACTATTTAAGAATAAAAGAGGGAATGGAAATTCAATCTTCTACAAATTCAGGTATAATTTTTAGAACTACCGAATATGTTAATTTTGCAGAAACGGGAAGTAATTCGGTTAGTGTATATGAAAGAGATGCAAACGGAAACCCAACAAGATATTTAATTGGTAAAACAGTTAAAGCAATATCTGCGAGAGAAATATCTACTACAGTTACATTTAGTGCAACAGATACCGATTATACATCTACAACATTATCAGATACTAATATTATAGGGATAACTTCGGTTACCGATTCAAATACGAATGAAATATTTTATGAAGTTCCTTATTTAGCTCAAGAAACTATTTTTGTTGAAAAACCAAACACATCGTATAATTCGGGTTTAAATGAATTTT